TCAAAATTGCCAAGACAGATTTCTTCCCAGCAAAAGTCAGCTCAGATGGCTATACAGTACGTTGCAAATCATGCCATCAAGCAAAAAATCGTGATCTCAAACTCAAACGCCACTTCAATATGTCCCTTGAGGACTATGATTCATTATATGCTCAACAAAATGGAGTTTGTGCTATATGTGGGTCACCTGAAGTTCGGCAAGCCAAACACCAAGAAACCTATTATCTGGCTGTAGATCATGACCATGCTACAGAAAAAGTAAGAGGGTTACTATGTTCTCGCTGCAACAAACTTCTTGGAGTCGTCAATGATGACATAGACCTATGTAATGCCGTAATAAACTACCTGACTTACTGGAAGGCAAAGCATAATGGCACGTAAACCATACATCCTAATAGTTAGACAATTAGGCGGCATAGGTGACGTTATTATGCTTTCCTGTGTGTTTCGAGGACTGCGTGAAAAGTATCCAGAACATACACTCAAATACGTTACAGCTCACATCTACCTCGGCGGAGCCTTGACTGATGTCGCTGAGCATAATCCTTACATAGACGAAATCGTCTGGATTGAGCCTTATGAAGGATGCAGTTTACGCACAAAACAAGTATGGGGCCAATACTATGGAGGTTGTCCATCCATCGAAGATGAAATCCTCTGGAAGAAAGCAGATATGGCCGTCTGTCTAAATACAGCTTGTGTCGATTACGAATGGGAAAATATGCACAACAGATCAGTCAAAAAACCCAGATACCAAATCTGGTGTGAGGCTGCCGGAGTCGTGCCATCATCCTATGCCCCGATCTACCGAGTGACACCTGAAGAACGAGAGAAAGCCAAACGAGTATTCGATGAACGTGGATGGACAGGCCAGAAGATCGTTGGGGTTGGGATCAACGCCTGTGATCCGAAACGTGGTGTGGCTTCCTCGAAAACTCAACAGGTATGTATCGGACTTCAAAAGGCGGGCGTCATCCCAGTCACCATCGACAATTCAGCATCTATCCCTGGGGTTCAATCCATCATTGGACATCGCCTGCGTGATCTGATACCATTGCTTGAACGCATGGATGTGGTCGTTTCAGTGGACAGCGGCCTGATCCACATGGCCGGAGCCGTGGGAACTCCTGTGGTAGGTCTATTCGGACCAACCGACTATCGAATGCGTATGGGCAATTACCTGGGAAGTGCAACAGACAGCAGCACTATGATGGATTGTGCGCCTTGCTGGTATAGCTTCAAATGCCGAAGAGACATCAATCCTGCCGAGCATGTGAAGTGTCTCCAGAAGATCACTCCCGACGTTATTATCGAAGAGACACTACGTTGGGTAGACAGAGGCCGAAAAGTTCCACTTACCGAGCCGTCTGTGCTATAATGAACCTATGGCATCTCAGATAGAATTACAAGATGATACCGGCGCTGTCATCACCAACTTTGACTTTGGTGCCATCGACGGCGGAGACGATCTGGAGATCAAGTTCTATGTCAAGAACATAGGCGCGACTTCAGCAGAATCCGTGCGTGTCTATGCCCAACGTCTGGCTCAGAATGACGGCCTTGACCTAATCATGATGGCACTCGACAATGGTGGTAATCCGGGGTCCTATGTCAGCAATCTGGCTACAGGTCTCGTCTTTGGCACAATAACTGCCGGTGTCTCTCAAGCATTCTGGGTCAAGATCACAGTGCCAACAGGGACTACACCGGCTGGCAATCCGCGTCTATTTCACGTAGCAGTCGAGTATACAGGAACGTAGGAGGAACATACCATGCCCGCAACCTTTGCATGGGCGCAGACAGTAGGTGCCCCACCCGGAACCAGGTCCTCGCTTGGATCAACGGGAAACCTGGCGAACTTCAAGAACATCGACTCGGTAGGCACCAGCGATTACGCTACCCACCCGATTCCGGCTGGCAACAACTCATACGAGGTGTTCTTGCAGGGTTATTTCAGTGGCGTTTTCAACGCAATCTATGATCTTCGGTTCTGGATGTCCACAGACTTCAGCCCGAACACTGGATTGACTGTCAAAGCCAACATGACTCAGCAGACTTACGCTCAGCCGACGAATGCGACCTCATCCATCGCCACGTCAACAATTGGGACCAGCGATCCGGGAGCAGCTAATGTCTCCATCGGAGGCAGCCTGAACTCATCGCTGACAAGTAGTGGCTACACCGATTACATCATTATGCAGCTGCAAACCACAACGGCAGCAGCAGCGGGTGATACATCGCTGGCTACTTTCTCGTTGAGTTATATAGAAACTTAATGAGTGTAAATGTTGCATAACCTCAGCCATTGTGCTATGCTAAACGTATGAAGTACAAGACTGATGAGCAACTAACCGCACACATTCTGAATCTGTATACACAGCGAAAAAGCCTAGATGAAATAGCTGAACTCGTAGGCTATAAACGCTCAGTAATTACTCGCCTACTGCGAGAAGCTGGAGCACTTATCAGGCGTAGGGGCAAAGCTCAAAAGCATTTCATAGTAAACGGTGAAAAGCACTGTAGCGGCCCCTGTGAAAAAGATCGCCCAATCACAGATTTTGGGCTACATTCTGGAACGTATGATGGACTGCAATCATGGTGTCGGGAGTGCAGAACTAAGCACAGTAGGGGTCAACGACTCAAGGCCAAGTTCGGTATCACAGAGCTTGAATATAACACAATGCTTGAGGCTCAAAATGGAGTCTGTGCAATTTGTGGGCAGTCCGAAACAAGGATAAAGTTTGGTAGACCTACAATGCTTGCAGTAGACCATAACCATAAAACCGGAAAAGTAAGGCAGTTGATCTGTTCTAAATGCAATATGGCTATAGGACTCATTGACGAAAGTCCGACCCGGTGTGATCGAATCCGAGACTATCTCATTCGACACAATGGGCTATCAAATTAAATGCTGGGAGGCATCAATGACGGTAACACCTGTGGAGATTCCCGAAGAGAAGAAACTCCAAGCATTTCGTGACGACTTGCGGGAGCCCAAAGTTACGTTCGGGCGCTGTGCAATAACTGGAGAATGGGGCAAGGTTGCTGCTATCGATCTCGGAGACATCAGCATCAACGTTCCCAACATTGAAGATGGAGTGCTTTACGATACCGAGACGCAAGCAGTGACATTCACCAAAGCTCGTCCGGTGATATTCCAAAATCAAGCACTTCTCTCCAAGGCTGGCCTGGAAAAGCTTATAGCCTATCTGGATGACCAGAACAACCCCATTCCTGCTGTCACACCCGAACTAATATACCGCTGGCAGGTGACCTATACTGATGGCACAGCTCTAAGCCAATTCAGAACAATACCGGGCACCAATGACGATGAAGAGATCATCTCCAGCGAGATTGACTTCACTCGGATCGCACAAATGTCGGTCATTCCCAATTTCCCGTCTATACCGCGAGCAGAGGGACTTCCTACCTATACCTTTGTCCGTGAGACAGGACAGATATACCGAAGTGGCGAACTACTCGATCTGCTGTTCGACAATAACTACATACCGGACTCTGAAGTGATCTATGCCCGAAAGGTCAACATCACATTCGGCTCCGGCATGGTTCCAAACAGCCTTGATCGAAATATCATAGCAGCTCATACCTCTGTTCTCCAGCTACTCGGCTGGAAAGTGGGTGGACTGCACGGACCTGGACCCGGTTGCATCATCGCCGTAGACGAGCGAGGCAACTGGCGGCCTTATGAATACATAGAGGAGTAACGTGAGCACGACTTTTCCAACAAACTTGGATAGTCTATCAAATCCTACTGGAACCACGGAAACTCTGAATCCGACTCCAGAGCTTGGTCACGCGAAACAGCATGAGAATGTCAACGATGCTATCGAAGCTCTTCAAGCCAAGGTAGGCGTAGACAATTCCGCTGTCACTACCTCACACGATTACAAGATCAAAAACGGGGGCGCTATTAGGAAAACTGCTCAAGTGACCACTGATTCCATAGCAGCTAATGCTTCGGATTCAGCAAAGACACTAGCCCTCGGAAAAGCATGTCTGGCTATCAAGATCGAGACTGATTATCCTGCCTGGGTTCGAGTGTACTCATCGGCGGCAGCTCAGTCGGCGGATGCCAGTCGTCTTATTGCAGAAGACCCGACAGGAGAACATGGAGTTCTTCTGGAAGTTCTGACAACAAGCACAAACTTGGTCCTGAACCTTGCACCGGCAGCGGCCTGTTTCTCACTGGAATCCAGCCCAGGAACTACCCTGCCGATCACAGTGACCAATAAGGATACAGTCAGCCGGGCGATCACCATCACGGTGACACTTGTCCCGATGGAAGGTTAAGTCGATGGCGAAAACAAGTTTCGTCTCACAATCAGGTATAGCCAGTGATGCAGCATTCAGGGTGCTTGGTTTACTCGTTAGTAATGCACTCGAAGCCATTGGTCTAACAAAAACAGCAGACACCGGTCAGATCGACTGGGCTACTGTTACCAAATCTGCGTCAACAGCAACCATGTCCGGCTACGAGATTCGAGCATTTCCATCTGGAACACTCCAGACAGATAACCCACTGCTTGTGAAAATATCGTATGGCACTTCAAGTGCTAGTGCTACTGTTTTCGGCTTTACGATACAGATTGGGCATACAACTGATGGAGCTGGTAACTTTACCGGAGATGCCTCAGATACATATACCTGTTACTCGAACTCAAACAATGCCAATGGGTCTTTGTGCTTCTTGAGTTGCGATGAAGAACATCTCACTGTGGCTCTATTCTTAGGCATATCGGCCACAACAACGTCCTACTATGCTGCCTGCAGCCTAGATCGTTTAAGAGATGTAAGCGGCACAGCTTTAGCTACTGGGGTAAATGTCATCACACTGAGTGTAGGAACTTACAAACAGCGTATGTTTCCGGCTTCAGGAACACAATTCCCGACAACAGCACTTACCGAACCGATGACTCTATACCCAGGAGGATCAGGAGAGCCCGTGGTAGTTGGCAAAAACATGTGCTTTGCCAACGTGTACCCATACCTTGGATGTGCCGGTAATCCTGATCTGAATGCAGTAGTTTATCCGGCTGGTGCAATGCCTCTACCAGGTGGATTTGTGTTACCATTCTCAGTGTATGGTGTGGCTCATAACTATGTGCTCATCGGACCATACACCTCAACTCTTGGCGGGAACTCTTCCGCTCTGTGGGGTATAGGATTACGCTATGAGTAAAACAACATATTCAGTCGCACAGACAAATGCTTCAACCACCACATTTCGTGCATGGGGTAAAGCTCTGTCTGATGCACTTGAAGCTATGGGTTTCATCAAAACAGCTGATACCGGTCAGATCGACTGGACAGCTGTTAATGTACCTGGGGTAGGCACCTACGCTGGTTACGAGATCAGACGCCTATCTGACACTTTGCAAGCCACAACGCCTGTTTATGCCAAGATAGAGTATGGAACCGGATCATCAGCAACATACCCCAAAATGCGGATCACTGTTGGCAGAGCCGTAGATGGTGCTGGAAATCTCGTGGGAATTACAGGTACAGCCATCACTTTTGGTGGTGGTATTCAATCGGCCACTAATTATGATTGCTATGTTTCTGGCGGAGAAGGCTACATAATGTTTGCCCTTTATGTAACATCCCCAACCGCAACTCACCCGCAACTGTTCTATCTGGCACGTCCTCGGGATGCAAATGGTACGCTTAATGCACATGGTATCAACATAGTTGGGCAGACTGGTGGTGCCACATTCTACCACCAATGGCTGCCTGAAGTAGGCTCACCCATACCCTACACAACCGCTGGTGGTCCATTCTGTGCCGGACCTAAAGCAGGAACTGGGTCCTACGGCAGCACAGTTGGTGTCTTTCCTATATTCACCAATATGGGCTATGCAGCTCACCCCGATGGTATTGGAATAGCTGTTTTCGCGGCAGATATAGGCGCTGGTGGACAGGTTATCTCAGTCTCAGTATTCGGTGCCAGTCATGATTTCATATCGTGTGGTGTAGGCAGCACTGGCTTCATCAACGGAAATACAGCAGCAAGTAGTCTACTTCTCAGGTGGGAATGATATGGCTATAACAGCAGGAAGCATGGGTGCAGATACCGCCAATCTTTACATAACAACTGAACGCACGGTTGTTGCCACAGTTGACTATTTTGATGAAGATACTTGCACACGAGAGATAACAGATGGATTCCCAAGTACGGGCGCAGTCCGTCCCACAGAAGGTCAACTGCTCCCACGATCAACGTAGGAGAGCGATGTGGCTAACCAAACAATCGGCCTTAGCGCATTCATCCTACATGAGCGTAGTGGTCCTCACACGTATGACCAAGCTGGTTTAACCTACGATCAGCTGGGGATTCTGTACGACAACAATCCGGCTTACATTCGAGCACTCACCAGCCGGGCAAACCTGATAAATCCATTCACCTATACCACGATCCAACTTCAAGGTCGTCTTCTGGGCGCTCAAGCACGCACTCTTTCTCTCCAGTCCAGGATCATCAATCGATATGTGCCCACACTTTCCATGCGCACGTTCATCCGCAATACCGGCACACTTCAGATGCAGGGACGCATATCGATTCTATCTGGTCAATCAATCAACTTTGGCGGGTGGATCACACCCTGTGTCAGATTCTCGGCTCAGGCACGATTGAGTCAGGTCAGCGGTGCTGAGGTTCAATTCCTGGCTAACCTGCGCCCTGCTGGGCATATCCAGATGCACGCCCGGATTCTGCACTACCACCAGGAATCATTCACTGGTCAAGCCCGGATTTCCCAATATAACCGTTATGACCTCAGTGCCCGTGGCAGCATAATCCGTATGAGTTTCTTCTCGATGCAGGGTCGGATCAAACAGCATTATGTTCAGCCGATCCAACTCAAAGCTTGTATTTCCCGGCACTGGGTCAAGACTATTCGTATTCGTGGCCGGATATGGCCTTACTCTCGGTTCACTGTCAGAGCCAGGATCAAAGATGTCTCCTGGAAGCGCCGTTACATCAATGCTCTAACGAAACCTCTTGCTCAGGGCACCATTCCTGGCCGTGGGGACGTTCTCAGGCATACGAACGGCAACATCTACTGTGTCTACGCCGACGCTTATCTT